ATGCTGATAGCATAAAAAATCAATATAAATACCCTTCGCCTCTGGCGATAAATCAGCCGTTCCTTCAAGCCAGTCTTTCGGGTAGAATAAAAATGCAGGGTCTTTTGCCATTTTAAATATAGTGTTTAGGTCATGTTTACTACCTTTCAAGCATCAGGTTTAGGGAATGCTTTAAGGCTTTGGTTTATTCATGCTATCTTATTTTCAAATCATCAATTCTGCCTTCATATATCTTCTGGGCCATGAAGTCCAGCACATCCATCATCACGTTGGTATTTGCGTAATCTTTCGCTCCGGTAATCTCCTGGAATACCTCTCTTTTCTTCTGGATAATTCCCCAGATATGATTATCAATAGTTCCACGTCCAATAAAGTATGCGCAATGAACATTGTCCTTTTGTCCGTTTCGATAAGCCCGATCCTCGGCCTGATCAGCGTCTGCGTGATGCCATGGAAGTTCAACAAAAAGCACATTGGATGCCGCGGTGAGGGTTAAGCCAACTCCTGCAGCTTTTATGGAACAAATGATGATTTTGGTATCCGGATCCTCCTGGAATTTCTTTTTATTAATATCCCTGTTGTGGTTGCTATCCTCTCCAAGAATGGTTACTGCCTCGGGAAACTTATCCTTTAAGGCCTGTGATATTTCTCTGAGGTGGACAAAAACAATAATCTTCTGACCACTTGCAACCACATCATTGACATATTCAATCACCATTGGGAGCTTGCCTCTGGCAGATATGTTTTTAAGAACTCCGATTCTTACCATTGCTTCGCCGCGCATTGATCTTTGAACATCCCATTCACTTGCCATTCGGTACTGCCTTAAGTATTCAGCCAGATCATCGATTGCCGCGTTGTATTCCTCCACACAATTCTGTGTAATCTCACATGGAACCAGGTGGCGGGTTTTATCCGGCAGGTCCTTCAATACATCCTTTTTTTCTCTACGGAAATAGCAGGTATTTTTTAGCTTGTGCTGTAATCCTTTCAGATCAGCATTCTCGTCACAATACCTTGCCCTGAACTCATTATTGCCTCCAAAATCTACCAGTCTGTTCAGGATCCCCAGCTGACTGATCAGATCCCCGGGGGTATTAACAACAGGGGTACCTGTGAGCTCCTGAATGAACTCTTTACCATATGCAATACCTTTAACCAGCTTGGCCTGTATGGTGGATGGATCCTTTACCCGGTGGGCTTCGTCGATAATTACAGATTTAAACACGTTAATTCTTGGATCAAATTGCACATCCTTTAACTTCAGGTTCCCATTACGACCGGGCATGTCAAGCACAAAGTATTTTCGAAGAGATTCATAATTAACAATGAAAACATGTGCCTGGGTGGCGGATCCAAAGACCTGTATCTTTTCATCGGCAAAGTAATGCCAGGTGTTATGATTGGCATTAGATAATAGAACTGCCTTTTTATCGGTCCAATTTTCCCACTCCTGCTGCCAGTTGAGCTTAAGGGATGCAGGGCATATAACCAGACAAGGGAAGGCGTTAGCGGCCACAGTGGTGGCAATTGCCTGAATGGTCTTTCCGGTTCCCATATCGTCCCCATTGATCACCCGCTTAAATTTCAGGCTCAATCCCACTCCCTCGATCTGGAAATCATAAAGCTTCCCTTTAAGGGATACCGGGGCTGCAATATTTCTGATATAGTTATCCATTGATTCCCGATGTATATTTCATTTCCTCTTTTGCCTTAGATACCAGGGTGCGGCACCATTCCAGCTGGTGTGTTGCGGACCGGTGGATCCTGTCAATCCAATTAACCAGGTAATTCTCATTCTCACAGGATGATTTTATCAGCTCATTTAAAGTAGTTGCTGGTATATCCAATCCAAGGCCGATCTTTTTTAATTGCATCATCACAGCGCTTTTCATAGCTGCATCCTTATGCTTTTTAGCGTCCGCCAGCATCTTGCCTGTTCGTGATATGATAACCGATAGTTCATTCCCCCGATCAACAACAGGGCCGATCTCCTCTGAAAATCGCGTCTCAATAAACTCCTGATACTCCTGTGCCTCCATCTCAAGGTTTTCTGTGTCTATCATGCTGCGAATAATTGCCAGTATTTGAATGCTAAAAAATTGGTCTTCTCTCTACCGGACTTCCAGAAGTCGTCACCATATTCAATTGGTATTTTGAAGACTTTGAAATTCACCTTTGAAATGCCGATTAAAACATCCTTTCGGCTTCCGGCAATTCTCATGTAGAAGTATCTCTGCCGGTCATAGTCAAAGAAGTGCGCGGCATCTTCGAATTGCTTCTGGGAGGTGGCGACAGTTGATTTAATGTCGCCACCGAATTTTGCCACCGGCATCCAAAGGTCCCACTTACAGCGAACCGGAAGGGAGAAGGGGGTATCATAATCAAATTCCATACTCTCGCGTACCATGATCTTTTGGAACTCTGAATATTCCAGCATCTGCTTTGCCAGTGGGTCGCTCATAAAGGCCCGATTCATCTGCTTTGCCTTTTCGAAATCCTCCGGTGAATATTGCTGGCCATCACAGGTACATTTGAAATAGTTCACCTTGTCGGGCTCTGTGATCATCATATCGATCAACGTGCCGAACTTGTAGGCCCCTGTAGGATCATGCATTTCACTTGGAAATAGCTCCTGCTTTAACTTGGTCAGATCGCTATTACTGACCTCTGGTCGTGAGAAGTAGTCCATAACTATTTTGCTACAGCTTTGAAATCCTCTTCGTAGGCAATGTATGGGGAGTCAATAATCACCCCATCCTTAGATGCCAAGCCCTCACAGAACCTTTTCATCTGCCCCAGCGTTTTCTTTTCAAGCTTATCAACAGGAAGCTTTGTGCCCTCCTCTTCGAACCACACCTGGAAGATCTGTACAAATGCCGCCGGATGCTTGATGTTAATTACAAGGGACTTTCTAACCTGCCCGCCCTGTTCGGCTACAGCAAGGTCCTTTGTCGCATCGAACAGGCTTGTCATATCGGACTCGGCTTTTTTACGAACGGCCTCTTCTTTTGCCGCACGCTCCCTTTCTGCAGTCTCCTTCTGGGCGCGCTCCCGCTCTTCGGCCTGTCTTTTCTCAGCCTCTTTTTTCAATTGCTCAGCTTTTTTAGTATCCTCCTTCTCGGCTTTGGCAATCTCTTCGAGCTCCTGTTTTTTTGAGGGAAGTTTTTCCAGGTAATCCTGCTTGAGATCTTCAACACCCTTGGTGAACTCCTCTGAAAACTTCTTGAATGTTTCATCATTAAGGATCTCAGAGCGGACCTGTTCAAGTTCTTCCTTGGAGAGATAGACCACCCGCAGATCATGGGTAAATGAATCAAACTCTTTTCTTGGATACTCTTTTGAGATACCAGAAAGTTCAGTGGCCTTATCAAAGTAATTGTCAATGGTAACTGAATCAAAGATTCCGGCAATCTTATCATACACAGTATCCATGTACCTGTAAAAAACCCTGCTCAAATGAAAGCTCATCTGCTCAATTACAGAGGTCCTTTCTTTTGCGGCTTCCAGCTTCCGCCTTGCTTCCACCTCCTTTTTCTCCCTCTCTTCTGCCTTTGCCCTGGCATACATGTCGCGGTATTTCTGAACCTTAAGATAAACCTCGCTTCTTTTAGGATCGAGCTTCGACTCTTCCTCTGTAAAGTGTTTCTTTATCTGGTCAAAAAGCTGGGTAATTGGCTTGCGCCTTTCATTCATCGTTTCAAGGGTCCGCTTTACCTTAACCAGGTAGGCGTTGCACTCTTTATCAAGCTCATCATTTAAGCCTCCGTGACTCTCGATTTTCGATATAATACTGCGACCATATTCAACAGCCTTGTCTGCTGAGTTGATATTTTGCTGCAGGATGGTATTGGTTTGGGTTGCAATCTCCTGCAATTGATTTTCTTTTACTGCTAATTCTGACATGATTTGAGATTTTATAATTTAAAAAACATCATCCTGATCGTTAACCGTTACAGGTTCCGGTTGTGGCTGGCTTGCCGGGGCATCGCCAAAGGCAGAGTTATCCGGTGGTGGTGCCTGGGTTGTTTTAACCCTGGTATCTTCCAGCCCGTAATCGATGGCCTGCACCTCCTCTTTCTGTACCTGAGAGAATTGTCCGATCTTAAGTTTCGGGAAAGTCTGGAAGGCATGTTTGATGGTTTTTGCCTTTAAAAAGCCCACATCAATCTGTCCCTCATTGGAGGTATACAGAGCGTTGGCTCCTGCCTGCTTGTTTTTCTTTTGCGAGTATCCGGCAAGGCGAGAAATATCATCTTCAAGCATCCAGTAAAAATCAAAGGATTGATCGGGCCTTGTAAGGCGTATAAATGATCCAATGATCTTTTTTGATGTCCTGGGCACCTTAGCCCTGTAGGCGACAATCTTCTGTCCTTTATCGTTAATAAACGGGTCAAATGTATCACCCTCGAATACAACAACCGGTGAATCCGCATAAAGGATCTGTCCCTTCTGGATCCTGATAGCCAGCTCCCCGTAAGGAGAGAACTCAAGGATTGCTCTTTTCTCCCACTTCTCATTAACTTTTTGATTGTAGAAAAGAATATATACCAGAGGCTGGCCTGTCTGGTCCAGGGTGATTCCGCTTACCGCCACATCCAGAAATACACCGTAAACTGAAAAGGGTGTGCATTTCATCAGGTCATCTGATGCGGAAATGATACGAATAAAGTTGTACTTCTCTTTTTCGTAGAAGTATTCACCATCACGTGATTGATGGATGGTGTTGTAAAGATTCACGAATTTATATTTCACTCGTGGATCCTCCGGTACCTGAATTGCTTTTAGCTGATCCAGTTCCTGTTTAGATAATTTTGCTTCTTCCATGTTTCTGATAATTAAATGTTAAAATTCGTCTTCGTTTGTTTTGTGCCAACAGTCAGTACATACCCCCTTTCTGTCCCGGGTAAAAAACACATCGTGTGATTTACAAATCGGACACATAGGAATGCTGTACTCTTTTTCGGGTGGCGCATACTGCCCGTTAATAATCATTGAGTTCATGGCTGTACAATATTGTACGCCTCCCTGGCCACACTGCGGGCGCGCATAATGTGCTTTTCGCCGATAACCTCGTGTTCCAGGTGTGTTGGGTTTTCACCCCTT